TGAACTGTTTGATAAGATGGTTGAATTAGTTTTAAGAACTAATGAACCACAGATGGTTGCATCTACTATGATGGCTCAATCATTACGACTATATAAAACTGTATTTAAACATGAAGGGGAGTTTAGGGAAGTTATTGATACTGTTTTAAAACAATCTCAAAACATAGAACCTTACAATCATAATACATTACATTAATGATAAGTAGATCAATAAAAGGTGTATGTTCAGAACTAATTGCTGCAAAAGAATTTTTAAACAAAGGTTATTATGTTGCTAGATCATTGGATCCTCAATGTCCGTTCGATATCGTCGTGGTTGACAAAAAAGGTAAAGCCCGTTTATTTGATGTTAAGTCCGTATCTCGTCGTAAGACCCAAAGTTATAATTGTAAACGAGGAGATACAATTAATCGTTCTGTATCGAAAAAGCAAAAATCGATGGGCATTAAAATATATTACGCTGAAGGAAGTTAGAAATTTTATTATTGGAATGATTATATTATCTTACGTTATTAGAGTATTTATATGAAACATAATCCTAAATTTATTTACCCTAAATCTATTAGATCGTTAATAGATGATAAACGACACTATGAGATAGGTACAACAAAACTTCCATCGGTGACTACGATTCTTTCAGCCACGATGCCAGAAGAAAAGAGAAAGTCACTTGATGCGTGGAAGTTACGAGTTGGCGCTACCGAAGCGCAGAAAGTAGTCACAACCGCAGCGAATCGTGGAACGGCATTACATACTATTTTAGAACACTACATCACAGGACAAGGTTATTTAGATTTAACAGATACAGGTCGTAATGCTCATTCTATGGCTCAAACAGTGTTTGAGAAAGGAATGAAAGATAAGATCAGTGAATATTACGCCACAGAAGCTACCCTATTTTACCCAGATCTATACGCGGGAGCTACAGATATGGTCGCAGTACACGAGGGTAAGGACAGTATAATTGACTTTAAACAAACGAACAAACCGAAGCGTCGAGAGTGGATCGAGGATTATTGTCTACAACTTGCAGGTTATGCTATGGCGCACAACACAGTTTATCAAACAGATATTCAAAAAGGAGTTATTATGATGGTGACGCCGGATAGTTATTATCAAGAGTTTATTATAGAAGGTGAAGAACTTAAAAAATATATGCACGAATTTTTAAGTAGAGTAGATCAATATTATAATCAAATAAAAAAATAATGCCTTACAAAGATAAAGAAAAACAAAGAGAATATTTTAAAAAATATAATTTTAAAAGAAGACATAAACAAAAAATATATATTAAAAAATGGTCTTTAAAAAATAAAGAAAAACTTAAAAAATATTTAAAAGAATATCTTTTATTACATAAAGATAAGATAAAAAAATATAAAAAAAAATATAATTTAAAAAATAAACTTAAACAAAAAAAATATATGAAAGAATGGGTAGAAAAGAACAGAGAATTATTAAATGAAAAAAGAAGAATTAAAACAAAAAAAGACCCTAAATTTAAATTATCTATAATTTTAAGATGTAGAATTTTGAAAGCTTTAAAAGGAGTTAAAAAAAATGAATCTTCTTTAAAATTATTAGGTGTTAAAGATGTAAAAGAAGTTTGGGATCATTTAGAAAAATCATTTAAACCTGGGATGACACGTAAAAACCACGGAAAATGGCATATTGATCACATAAAACCTTGTGCATCTTTTAACTTGACAAAAGCATCAGAACAACGAAAATGCTTTCACTATACAAATTTACAGCCCTTATGGGCCAGCGAAAATCTGTCAAAAGGAAACAGAATAAGCTAACAATCAACTAACATTGCAGGAGGACTACGTGAATAATTTAAAACATTATGTACTGTATGGATCAATAGCTCTTCTTTGGGCTGTTATTATTCTCTTTGTGGTATTTTCAGAACCCGCCTTTGGCTACTCTAATAACAAGGAATTCATACAATCCGTCAATAAATGCGCGGATTATTTAGAGAAAAACATTAAGAAAGAAGATAGAATACCAAGAAAACTACTCCTAGCTCAAGCAGCATTAGAATCTAATTATGGGCGCAGTAGGTACGCTAAAGAGGGAAACAACTTAATGGGTATATATCAGTTTAAAAATTTACATACTGGCATGGTGCCTAGCCAGAACCCAAATGCGAAGTTTAGAGTGGCTAAATTTCGGTCTAAATGCCATTCTATTGAGTATTATATGAATCTATTGAACACTAAAGATTCTTATGTTTCTTTTAGAAATGAACGCTTATTACAGTCTAAAATACGCGTTAATGATGTAAATAGGTACTTTTATCTATTATATAACTATTCTACTAATCCGGAATACCCACAACTATTGAAAAGAACTTATAAGGAAATAACTGATATGGGTTTTTAGTATGGGGTTTTTAGGCCCCACACCAATTGCTTATTCATCTTCGTCTTCGTCTTCATCTTCCGAATCAAAATCTTCCTCTTCGTTTTGATCTTGGATGTCGTTTATTTTATCCTCTAATAGATCGATCTGTTCTCTCAAACTATCTAGGATATCTTCAATTGATTGTTTCTTTTTAGCCATGCTTAATTACCCCCTATCCGCGACCCCCTAATAGCAGATCTTTATGGCATATCAACGGAATAATGAGCGCGAAATGACGTATGGCGGAGCTAGGAACGAGGATCGTTGATTTATATAGCTTTTTTATTACTCCGCCACGCATAAGGGAAATTTTAGGGGTAGCGAAATAAAATAAAATATTTTCGAGGAGCGTGGCGGGTGGCTCTCGTGGCGGAAATCGTCTAGAAGTGTTGGTATATAATGGTTCTAGAGGGTTTTGTACTCCGCCACGGGAAAAAAAGTGTTGGCGCACAACGATTCTGGAGGGGCTTGTATCAACGATTCGCCACGGCGGGAATATGCTATTGATTTATATACATATTTTGGACTGTTCATTTTAGTGGGTAGAATTGCAAATAGTTCATTTTGCTGGATTTCTGTGTATCCCGCTACGCGACCCCTTTTTTCAAATTTAATTTGCAATTGGGGGGTAAAAATTCTACTTATGTAGAATGAGCATTAGCAAATATCCAAGAGTTAGATTACATTGGATAGATATACTTGGAGATACAGGTTGGGCCGAGGAGAATGAATTCAAGGATATGCAATGTAGTACCTGTGTGAGTGAAGGTCATCTATTCCATAAAGATGATAATATTGTTATGACTTTTGCATCATATGAAATAGAAGATGGAGAAATTATAAGTTATGGCGACAGAAATATCTATCCTATTGGAGTTGTTAAGAAAATCGAGTATCTCTAGTTGTATCTATAGAACTCACTTTGGCTGCTTATTGTTAAATCAATGTAAATGTGATAAGGTAAATCAGAATGATAAATGGGAAGACATTAGCAACGGTGCTAGATAAACTTTTGACAAAGTCAGAAGTTGCACAGAACGCACGCATACAAGTTCAGATGCCGAACGGCGATCTACATGACATTACAGAAATAAAATTAATGGAGAATATGTTGTTAGGTCTTTACGAAACACATAGAATTGTTTTAGTGACAGAACCACAAAAACATAAAATGTCTAAAGTAATTAGATCGAGTCAGATTGTTTAGGTTCTTCTTTGCTTTCTATTTGATTTTCATTAACTACATTAAAATCAGCTTCTACTATTAAACCTTTGTGATCTTCAATAAGCTGTTTCATTTTTAATTCTAATTCTTTTTCAGTCATATCTTCTAATTTGCCTGTTCGTATAATCTTTTGCTCAACATATAAACCTGCGGCTTTACCTCTTGCAACTTCCGCATTGATGGCTGCCGACCACGCTCCCTTATCCCTAGATGAATCTCTTAACTTTGCAAGTTCAGCTACATGCTTTTCAAATGTGATTTCATATTTCTTTTGAATCTCTTCACGCAGTTCGCCAATGTATTTAACTACGCCCGGATATTTATTTGGATTTCTTAATTCGCTTGCTCTTACATGAGCGGAGTCTTTATCGTACCCTGCTTCTATTGCACATTCTGTTGGCGTCTTTCTACCTTCATTGAATACTAATAATTCAGCAAATTTCTGTTGCATTTCTGTTAATCTCTTCGGAAGTGTCATGAATATGACTTATAGTAAATTTGAGTAAAGGTCAATATTCGCTTGCGCCTGCGCCTGTTATCGCTTGCGCCTGCGCCTGTACTCGCTTGTTATCGCCTGTGTTTGCTTGTGCCTGTTCCCGCTTGTGCCTGTGCTTTGAACATAGCTTGTGCCTGTGCTTTGAAAATAGCTTGTGCCTGTGCTTTAAACACGATTCGCCTGTGCTTTTGGATTATTTATTTTTAACTATCTATTTCTTTTTTTAAGATGTTAATGAAACCTTTGTATTGGGTATTAATATTTTCCCCGTAGGCGTTTTTCCAACATTTTTTTATTTTATTTAAAATTATATTTTGTTTATTTGGTTTTATTTCATAGCTAAAGTTATCCGGCAAAAAAGACATTTTAAAACTATCTAAATATTCTACTAATTCTTTTAGATTGTGAAATTTATGTTTTTTTCTTTTATCATCTCTTATTATTATATGTTCGTTCATATTATTTCTTTCTCACCCTTATATTGATTGTGTGGGGTTTCCCCCACACGCACAACAACCTAAATAAAGAAAGGGTATAACTAATTTAGGTTAGTGTTATTTATTTGCAATCGTTAGGTCATATACCACTAACTTTCCCTAATTAATTCTCGCCTTCGCACAATAAATTGTGGGTGGTTGGCACTCGATTAAATAAATAACTATTCCCATATAATCCTATTGACTTTAATTTCAAGGGGGTGTAAATAATATTTGTG